CCTATTCTATTTCCAGATTACATTCACAAATATGCTAAGGTATATAACAACGCTTGGGTTCTAATTGAAAACAATGACCAAGGTGGAGTTGTTTGTAATGGAATGTATTATGATTACGAGTATGAAAATCTTTATGTGCAGTCAGCAATAAAGGCTACTGGTCTTGGTATTACAATGGACCGCAAAGTTAAAAGACTTGGCTGTTCAAACATAAAGGACTTAATCGAAGGTGGTAAACTTGAGATTGTTGACCGCAATACAATTCTCGAGATATCTACATTTGTGGCTAAAGGTCAATCGTACGAAGCATCTGATGGCAACCACGATGACCTTATGATGAACCTAGTGCTGTTTGGTTACTTTACTGGTTTGTCCACATTTGGTGATATGACTGACATTAATGTTAAGAAATTCTTATTTGAGCAACAGATGAGACACATTGAAGACGATGTTGTGCCATTTGGTTTTATAGATGATGGGTCGGATCCTGACCCTGAGCCAATAGTCGATCCAAAGAGTGGTTGGTCGGTTGATAAGGATTGGCGTGCGGAACAATGGGACACTAACGCTAATTATTAATTGTTATAAATAATGGTAATTGAATCTTCGTATTATGATCCTTATCATATAGCTCAAAAAGGAAAAGAGACATGGCTATTTTTACTCCTTCTGAGTCTCCTGCAGTAATTGTAAAAGAGATTGATTTAACGGGCGGTGTTCCGAACGTACAATCAACCACTGGTGCATTTGTAGGAAACTTCCGCTGGGGACCAGCGCGTAAGGCAACTCTCATCGACACAGAAGCGAGTCTTGCTGCTACGTTTGCTACTCCAAGTGTAACTTCCGCTGTTGACTTTTTGTCAGCCGCATACTTCCTAAGATACACAAATTCATTATATGTTGTGCGTGAAGTTACCGCAGCAGCATATAACGCAACTACTGGGACCTCGACAACTGTTCAAGTTCGCAACGCCGATCACTTTGCAACTCTTGTTGACACCTACGGTGTAGACTCTGGTGAAACCAACGTTGGTGGTTTTATCGCTCGATACCCAGGCGAGCTTGGAAACTCTCTAAAGGTTTCTATCTGCCCCGCAGTAGCTGGTGATGCATATTTTAGTGGATGGACCTACGCAAGTTCATTTGATGGCGCGCCAGGCACGTCTACATACGCGTCTGCGCGTAGTGGTGTACGTGACGAAGTCCACATCGTCGTTGTTGACGAAGATGGTCTATTCACTGGTGTTCCAGGTCAGGTGCTTGAGCGTTTTGCTTACGTATCACTTGGATCTGATGCAAAGACACCCGATGGATCTTCAAACTATGTTAAAGATGTAATCAATAGTGGTTCTAGCTATATTTGGTTGGCACACTTTGATGGTGATTTATCTACTCTCACTAACGCAGGCACCTCTGTTGTTAGCAAAACTTTTGCAGCATCTGCAACTGGTGTTATTAACGAAAGTTTCACTAGCGGTGCGGACTCTGCAGCGCTTGGTACTTCACAGTACGCAACTGGTTTCGACCTATTTGAAGATGTTGACACAATCACTGTTGACTTCTTGATTGCACCCAGCATGTCTGTTCAAGGCGACCAAACAACTGTTGTTAACGATCTGATTTCAATTGCTGGATCAACTCGTAAGGATTGTATTGTAGTAGCTTCACCTAACCGTGCAGCTGTTGTAAACAACGCTACGCCAGTTACAGCATCTGTAACAACCGCTAACACATTTACTTTCTCATCTTACCTAGTGGTGGATAACAACTTCCTCAAGGTATATGACAAGTATAACGATCAGTACATCTTTATCCCAGCAGCTTCTTCAACCGCTGGTATTATGGCTGCTACTGACTTTAACAATGCTCCATGGTATTCACCAGCTGGTCAACGCCGAGGTGCTTACTTAGGTATTACTGCACTATCATATTCACCAACAAAGGCTGAACGTGATACACTATATAAAGCAGGTATCAACCCAATTGCTAATATTCCAGGTTCTGGTGTGCTTCTATTCGGTGACAAGACTCATATGAACAGACCATCAGCATTCGATCGTATTAACGTACGCCGCTTGTTCTTGGTTCTTGAAAGAGCAATTGCAATTGCTGCTAGAAATGTTATGTTTGAATTCAACGACGAGTTCACACGTGCAGAATTTGTAAACATTGTCGAACCTTTCCTTCGCGAAGTGCAAGGTCGTCGTGGTATTACAGACTTCCGTGTTGTCTGCGATGAAACAAACAACCTACCAGCAGTAATTGACCGTAATGAATTCATTGCCAGCATCTTTATCAAGCCTGCCCGTTCTATTAATTACATTACGTTGAATTTCGTAGCTGTAAGAACTGGTGTAGATTTTGAAGAAGTTGTTGGAACAGTATAACCCGCGCTAGTAAGGAGATAACACAATGGCTATTCTAGGCGTAGATGACTTCAAGTCAAAGCTCAGAGGTGGTGGTGCGCGCGCGAACCTGTTCAAAGCGACAATCAACTTCCCTGCATATGCTGGTGGTGACGTAGAGCTTACTTCGTTTCTTTGCGAAGCGGCTGCACTTCCAGCTTCAACAATCACACCGATTGTTATTCCATTCCGTGGTCGCCAGCTAAAGATTGCTGGCGATCGCACATTTGATAACTGGACAGTAACCATTATCAACGACACAGATTTCACTATTCGCAACGCAATGGAGCGTTGGATGAATGGAATTAATGGTCACGCTTCTAATACTGGTTTTGTTAATCCGGTTGACTATCAGGCCGATCTACTTGTCGATCAACTCGATAAAGATGGTAAATCTGTTAAGAAATACAAATTCCGCGGTTGCTTCCCAACAGCTCTATCACAAATTGATCTCAGCTATGCAACTGAAAGCGAAATCGAACGATTCACGGTAGAATTCCAAGTGCAATACTGGGAATCAGACACTACTTCTTAATCGTCTAAATACTCGGAAGGGGCGGGCAGCCCCTTCCTTTAATACTAGGATACACAATGGCTGATGAAGGTTTAAAGATTTTTGGTTTTGAAATTCGTAGGGCAAAGACCACTGCGAACAATAAATTATTACCATCTATCGTACCCCCTGTAGATGATGACGGTGCTGGATATGTTACCGCCGCTGGTGGATACTACGGCACATATGTTGATATCAATGGCGACACCACAGTTAAAGATGACGCTGTCTTAATCAGACAATATCGGGGTGTAGCAACACATCCTGAAGTTGATGCCGCAATCGAAGATATCACAAACGAAGCAATCGTAACAAGCGCTAATGAACAATCGGTTGCGTTGGTTCTTGATAAGATTGAAGCTCCTGACAATATCAAAAAAGCTATTACAGAAGAGTTTGATAATATCATCTCGATGTTGAACTTTGGTGAATTGGGCCACGATGTTTTCAAGCGTTGGTACATTGATGGTAGAATGTATCACCATCTTGTTGTTGACGATAAAAACCTCAAGGCTGGTATTCAAGAAATCCGTCCAATTGATGGATCAAAGATCCGCAAAGTAAAGCAAGTTAAAAAGAAAAAAGATCCAATAACTGGTGCTGAGATCATCGAGAACATCGATGAGTTCTACATTTACCAAGACAAGCCTGGTGAGCAGAATAGCGGAATCAAACTAAGCAATGATTCTGTAAGCTATGTTACATCTGGTCTGCTTGATGAAAATAGACGCAAGGTTGTTTCGTATCTACACAAGGCTCTAAAGCCTGTTAACCAATTGCGTATGATGGAAGACTCGCTGGTGATCTATCGCCTTGCTAGAGCTCCAGAACGGCGCATCTTTTATATTGATGTCGGAAATATGCCTAAAGGTAAGGCAGAAGAGTACATGAAAGGTATCATGGCTCGCTATCGTAACAAGTTAGTTTACGATGCTACCACTGGTCAAATCCGGGATGACCGTAAGCATATGTCAATGCTAGAGGACTTCTGGCTACCTCGTCGTGAGGGTGGTCGTGGAACCGAGATCACAACTCTTCCAGGCGGTGACAACCTAGGACAGATCGAAGATATCCTATACTTCCAAAAGAAGCTATACAGATCACTCAATGTCCCTATCAGCAGAATAGAATCAGAATCACAATTCTCACTGGGACGCTCTTCAGAGATTTCTAGAGATGAGTTGAAATTCCAGAAGTTTATCGATAGACTTCGTTCACGTTTCAATACTCTGTTCTACAACATTCTCAACAAGCAGCTAATCCTAAAAGGTATTATTACTCAAGAAGATTGGGATGAGTGGAAGAATGACATTATTGTTGACTACACAAGAGACAACCATTTCACAGAGCTAAAGAATAACGAACTGCTTCTTGGTCGTCTACAGCTTATGGATGAAATCTCTCAATATGTTGGTCAGTACTTCTCACGTGAGTGGGTAATGAAGAACGTGTTGCAGTTGGATGATGATGATATTAATGAAATGAAGGGCCAGATGGATACTGAAGGCAAGCAAGGTGAGTATGACAGCATTATTCAACCTGATGCTGGTGGGGGTGGTGGAGCTGTACAGATTCCACAACGACCTCAACCACCTATTCCAGCCGGTCAAACGCCCCAATAATTTAATTACATAAATATATGTTATGATAAGGAGAACACTATGAGTATTGAAGATTTTATTGATAGAGTACAAGTTCAAGATTTTACTAATGCCGCCCCATTGTTTGGTGAGCTGATGGCTAGTAAACTTGGTGATGCTTTAGATCAAGCTAAAATGAAAATCGCAAATGAAGTTTTTAACTCGGGTGATGAAGACGACGAAGAATTGGAAGATGTTTCCGATGAAGAAGTTGATGAAATCCTCGATGGTGACGATGAAGAGGACGATGAGGAATAATATTTCTCAAAGTTAAAAGATTTATAAATAAGATTAATAAGTTGATAATACAGGTATTAACATGAAGCTGATTGCTGAATTTACAGATAACAAGCTCGAGGTTCTAACCGAGCGTACCGAGAGAGGTGGTAAGAACCACTTCATCGAAGGTGTGTTTATGCAATCAGAAACAAAGAATCGTAACGGTCGTATCTACCCCAAGTCAGTAATGGAAAGAGCAGTAGATCGATATGTTACAGAACAAGTTAAGACTGGGCGGGCTGTTGGTGAGTTGAATCACCCAGAAGGCCCAAACATTAACTTGGATAAGGTTTCCCACATTATCGAAAAGCTAGATTGGTCTAGCAATGATGTTGTGGGTAAAGCACGCATTCTCGAAACTCCAATGGGTAATATTGTAAAAGGTTTGCTCGATGGTGGTGTTCGCTTAGGTGTGTCAACTCGTGGTATGGGTAGCCTTGAGGAGCGTAATGGCACAATGTTCGTAAAGGACGATTTTATTCTTAGCACAGTTGATATTGTGCAAGATCCATCTGCACCAACAGCCTTTGTTAATGGAATCATGGAAGGTGTAGAGTGGGTTTGGAATAATGGCATTATTCAACCCCAAGTAATTGAAAAAATGGAGACTGAAATTAAGAAAGCTCCACGCAGTGGCCTCTATGAGGCTCAGGTCCGTGAGTTCAAAAATTTCCTCTCGTTGCTGAAACAAAATAGATAGGAGTCACAAAATGGCTAATACAAATGACCAGGATGTTGAGCTCGATGACAACGAAGATGTAGTTGAAGCTCACGATCCTAAAAATGCTGAAAAGCAATCTATTGGTTCTATCAAAACTTCCGAGAAGGCAGGTCCAACTGCTAAAGCTCGCAAGGGAGATAAAAGCAATGGCGAAGCGCCAAAAACCAAAGCTGGTATGATTAGCGTTGCGCATGACTTGATGTCAGAAATGTCTGCTGAAAAGCTGTCAAGCATGCTTAATATTCTTATGGGTGAAGAAGCGGAAGCTACTTCAGTTGCCGAAGCTCGTAAAGTGGATATCAATATCGACTTCACAAGTGACCTTAACGCACTAGTCGAATCTGAAGCTACTCTTTCCGAAGAGTTTAAAGCTAAAACAGCTGTAATTTTTGAAGCAGCAATTAAGTCAAAACTTTCAGAAGAAATTGATCGTCTGGAAGAGGCTTATAAGACCGAACTCGAAGAAGAAATTGCTTCTACAAAAGCAGATCTTGTCGAGAAGGTTGACAGCTACCTCAACTATGTGGTTGAATCTTGGATGGAAGAAAACAAACTCGCAATCCAGAACGGTCTTCGTACCGAGATTGCAGAGACCTTCATGTCAAAACTCAAGGATCTATTCGTTGAGTCTTATGTCGAGGTTCCAGAGTCTAAGGTAGACCTATTTGACGAACTAACAGCAGCTAATGAAGAGCTCGAAGAGACTGCTAACTCTGCTGTTGTAAAAGCTATGAAACTTGCAGAAGAGCTAGAAACTTACAAGCGTGACGCGATCATTCGCGAAGCTGCTAAGGGTCTTGCAGAAACTCAAGTCGCAAAGCTAGCCGCCCTCGTTGAGGATATCGATTTTGAAGATGTTGCAACCTTTACTCAAAAAGTAAAGACCATCAAAGAATCATATTTCTCAAAGAAAACCGCTGAGTCAGCAATCGTAGAAGATACAGAAACTGAGCTATCAGAAGAAGTATCGAGCACAATGGCTCAGTACCTCAAAGCAATTCGCAAATCCACTAACTAAGGAGTCCCATTAAATGACAATGGA